AGTAAAAAAGACATTAAGCTTTAGGTGCTTCGGATTTTGAAGCTTTGCCTACTTTCGCGTCTTCTTTTGCGAATTCAGCACGACCGTTGCCAACCATATGGCTTGCATCATTTTCGTCAACCTCTACAACATCACCTAACTCGGCAAGCTGCCCATTAACAAAGCAATTCTCTTTAATTTTTACTTTTAATGTACTCATCACGTTCACCATTATGAAAGCTGAAAATTGAAAATAAAAAAAATCGCTTGCTCAACATGAACAAGCGATTTATTCGCCGATTAAAAAATTAGGTCAAGGCATCAGTCATTGCAGAAAAACTTGCAACCTGACGAACACCTACGTCAATAAACTGGTTGCCAGTAATTTTGACTTGTCCATCACCCGCATTTGAGTAAGGATCCACAACGACATCAAAACCACCAAAGAGCGCAATAATTAAATCAGACCAGTCAGAAGCAAATGCCAAGCTGGAACAAATTCCACTTGCAGAACCTTTTGTTCCTGTGCTGGACGCATTATTAGTGACAGCTGCGCGGTAGCTGTTGACAGGCTGCGCACCGCCTTCCCAAATGAATGGCAAATTGGCAGCTTTTTGTGTTTTCTTCATTGCACCGCGGGTTTTGGTGTTAATCAAATAACCTGCGCGCAAATCAGGTTCCGCATTGGCGTTTGCACACGCAGACTCAAGATCTACCAGATGATTCCAGGTAATCGCTGCACCGTTAGTGCCGCCCACTACAGCACCAATGCCAGAGGTGTTAAACAATCCGCGAGGCTGATTGCCGGATGCAGTACCATTCAAACCAAGGTTTTCAATTTGAACAGCGATTGCTTTGGCTAAATCGTCTTGCAGCATTGCATCAACATCAGGATTACCCTGAATTAACGCTTGCTTGGAGTACAAAATATGCGCGCCAATACGTTTTGGCCCCAACAGCAATTGATTTGTGGTAGGACCAGTAACAGAGGTGGAACCAGTTTCAGCCAGTGACGCGATTGTAGAAGTTGTTGCTTTACGCGGGATTGCAATATTGCTTGTTAAACCCGCCAAGAAACGAACACCCAACTGGCTAAAAACCATTGCATTACGAAGGATATCGACGAATTCGTTACCCAAGACGCTGGTTTGAATCAAATTACCTGCTTCACCAGCGGTACCGGCATTGAACGCACGACTAAATGACTCAACAGGCACAAAAAATCCTTCAGGAGATTTGCCAATTTTTTTAGCAACCGCGCGGCTAACTTCAAGCTCGAAGCCTGCATTAGTCCAATCTTTATCCATCGCAGCAGAAATAGCACGACTAAAACTGTATTGTTTAATTTCTTTATCTGTTAATCCAATATGCAATTCGCGTGCATCGGAATGTTTGGATGACATAGCATCCAAAATTTTATCTTTAAACTGATCGGCAGTTTTGCCGTTACGAATAAAGTCAAACACTATGTCGCGTGCGCCATAGGCTTGATATTGTTCTGCAAGTTGCGTTAAATCATTAACACGTTTTTTTTCAACATCAACGTGGTTTTCGTTTTCTCGATCCATTTTAAGCTCCAATTTTGGTGATGGGTTTGTTTGAATTTCGGTTTTAACTGGCTCTGGAATTTCGCGGGTTTCGATCAATGTTTCGTGCTCGTTATACTGGGCGCGACCAACACCCACGGTTGGATCCGCCGGAATTGAAACCAAAGAAATTTCAAAAGGCTCCCAATCGGTTGCGCGATAGGTTTCTTCACCTTCTTTTTCTTCTTCAAGTTTCATGCGGTGGATGGCATAACCCACTGATACATGCTTGCGAATTCCATCAAGCACATCTTGAAATGCTTCTTGGGCTTGCGCGCTTCTACCAAAACGCACAACTGCACGGCCGACCCGATCAGTTCCCAAATCAACACTTTCGATTACACCGATGTGCTGACGCCCATCGTGATCCAACAACAATGGCCCACCGTCTTTCAGGCGGCCAAGCCTGATCGATTTTGGATCATGGTCTAGAATTTCATTGCCGAACCAACGGCCGACAGGCAATTCACTCGAAAATGCGAGCGATACCGTTCTGTTTTCTTCGTCAACTTCGGTGCGCGCAAACGACAAGTGACGATACAAAGTGCCTGTTTTCAATTTATCTTTCATAAAAACCTCGACATAAAAAAACCCGCACTAGGCGGGTTTGTGATTAATTTTCTTCGTCTTTCGGCGGCGGTGATTCTTTTTCCGGTTTTTCAGTTGGCATTACATCCAAACCAAATTGCTTTAAAATTTCATTTTCAGTCGATAATTCTTCAGCAATATCATAAAAATCATTACCCATCTCGGCATGAACTTGCGTTCGCGACGCCAATTTATTATTGATCGCCATGACGGATGCTTGAATATCTTTAACAGGATCAACCCACGGCCAACGACGCCCCTGAAATTCAGCGGCATTAAATTTTTCAAATTTTGCTGCAGGTAGTGGCGTGCCATTGGGTAATAAAATGGCACTCATTAACAGCGACATTTTTAACCAATCTTCAATTACATCATCTAGAAAAATATCAGAGAAAAAAGTTTGCAATACCATCCATTCGTCACGCTCGGATAATTTTCCGTTGCGTAATGAGCTGTAATTAACACCTTCAAGATCGTTTGCTAATTCGTTGTAACTCACACCCAAACCGCTCGCAATGCCGCGCAAACACGCTTTGGTAAATGGGCCATAGTTGGCGTGCGGGTAATCAGGATTGAACCCCACAAAATCATAACCATCTGGCAAAATTCCAAACTCGCCGGGCGATGCTTCCTGCATAAAACTACCTTGCGGTGCAGCTTCACCTGGCACGCCCAATGTGTTGTCGTTTTTACGAAACCAACCCATTTTGCTAGCACCAATGCGGGCAGCAATAACGGCCGCCTCATCAAATGCGCCCAAGTGATTCAGACGGGTCATGGCGGTCGCCGCCCACGGATAACCGCGCGTTTGCTCGGGGTCGTCTTGAACAAATAAATGAATAATATCGGCCGCCGGAACGCGTTCATATCGCTGACCGCTGACCGAACGATAAACGGAATCACCGGGGTGATCAGTGCGCAAATGATAGGCCACAGGCCGACCGTAAGAATTAATTTCAACGGCCATGCGAATCACATTCCCATTACTTAACTGTTGGTTAAGTGTTACATCCAAACGATCAATTGCCACCATTTGCAACGCAAACCCGAATGGGTTTACATCACGGCCGCGAACCTTACGAATTATTGCCTCACCATCGCGCGCCACCGTGCGCATAATTAACCGTTGCATGGCCGAAAAACTTAACTTGCCCGCAATATCACAATGCTTGCGCTTGCTCCACTGCTTAAATGCTTTTTCGATTGCACGGTTAGCCAACTGATCGGGTTTTTCATTGTTGTCTTTTACGCGCATTTGCAACGTAAAACCATTTGAGCCGACAACATTGGATGACACCATGCGCAAAAAATGCTTCATGTAGTCGTTGTCTTTTGCTAACACGCGAGAGCGCGACCGCAATGCCACCAGATCATTGCGCAAATCAGCATCAGCCGATCGGCTGGTGGTTGCCCACGCTGATGTCAAATGTGACATTTGCGCGGCGTGAAAATTGCGCTGTTGTGCTGGCTTGGTTTCAAAAATGCGCTTAAACGCGGTAATGAATTTTGAAAACATTAGGCGAGTCTCGTTAAAATTTTAGTTCCAAAACCATTGCCGCTTTGCAATTGCTGTGAAGTGTTTTCGCTTTGCACTTGGCGTTGCCAAAAATTAATCTGTTGCAAAATATCTTCAGCCGCTCGGAATGTGGTCATGCGGCCATTGATGGAAACTTGCTGCACCATAGAACCACCGCCAGCGATCATCGCATCATAAGCAGCGCGCAAATTGTCGAGCGTTTTTTGTGATGCACTTCGGTAATCGTAATTGGCTGTTGCAATGGGATCCGGCAGAATTTCAAAATCTTCTTCAATTACTGTATTTCGCAGCGGCGATTTTTCCGCAACGATCACTGCTTTATATTTCCCCGCAACCCATGTTGCAGTTGTTGTTGCATCTGCTGTAAAACGATGATCTGCACCAATAGCACTGGATACCAAAGTCACTTTTTGTGCGGCGTTGATGAAGACACAACGCAATTGCCAGCCATCATTTGCAGGATAATCATCCAACGCAATGTCGAACTGCAAAGAATCGCCAACAGTGTGGGCTACTGGTAATGTCATTTTTTCCAACCTGTCGTAAAGCCTGTGCGCCGAAATTCAGTTTGCGGTGCTGCAGGTTTTGGTTTTGATTCGATTTTTTCTGGCTCATCGAACAGTGTCGATTGCCGAATTTTTGCTTCGTATGAATCCCACAATGCAGAATTCATTAAATCAATTTTCGCTGCGCGTGATGCGTGTAGTGCATAGACTTCGCAGTCCAACACCTCATTACGCACACCGGTTTTTTTCTGCCAAACGCGCATAACCGTGCCAGTGTGTGAACGCTTTGGCGCTTTCACTTCGGACAGAAGCTGTTCGTAATATTCAGGGCTGACGTTTTTGTAAACGTGGATACGACCGGGGCCAAATCCGTTCAAGCTGATGCGACCTTTGTCACCGATCAATAAATCTTTTGCTCGACCAACACCAACATTAAACACTTGCACGCCATATTTCGCGGCCTTGGTGTTATTGGCATTTGTGCCAGTGGGCGCTGCAGGTTTTGAAAAAATAATTTTATCGGGTGATGTATGGCCTTTAATCGCCATTAAATGTTGCACACCGCGACCGGTACGACTGCGAATATATTTATAAACTGCCTCACTCGTTGCACCGTCAGATGAATCGATGCTGGCAGCGGTGATGCGTAAATTAATTCCCAGTTCGCTTGGGTATGTTTTAAATAAAACCTTGTCTAACTCTTGCCAAACAGAATCTTCAATCAACAATGGATTGCCGTATAACCGGTCGTACATCACCAGCCAACTTTCTTCACCGCGACCCCATGCACGGATGATGATTTCCAAACGGTCGTGCTGCACATCAATACCGGCCGTTAAAATTAAACCACCGGCTGGCACTGTGCCGGGCTCATAATCTAGCTCGCGCTCTTGCAGGCTTTCGGGTTCTGGTGCGTCGCCTTTGTATTCGTATGGAATACCGATCGACGAATTTGTAAATGCAATCAATGCCCCGATTTCGCCCTTCTCTGCTTCATGCTGCGCGGTAAGCCATTTTTCCATCAAGATATGAAAGCGGGATCCGGGAAACGGCGAATACAATTCATTTAAATAATAGCCAGCAATACCACGAAACGGCGCGGTCGCATGCCAACGGCCTTTTTTTACGTTGTTATTTTTTTGGTCGTCATCCCATGTTGCACCACAATGCGGGCAGGCATAACAAGCAGTTTCGGGCAATTTGTTTTTATAAACAGGATGCGATTGTTCGTCATCCTCAACACATTTTAAATATTCAAAATTTAGCTGGTGTTCGTGCCCGCATTCGTGACAAGGGATCATGCCGACGCGCTTGTCGGAAATATCCATTTCAGCGGCAATTGCAGACAAACCCGCAATGGTTGGCGTGCCACCGATGATTATTTTTTTACGTGGTAAGTCGTAAGTTTTAGTTCGCTCTTTTGCCAGCTTTATCGAGTCACCTTGCGACTTCAAATTTGCATTACAGTCGTCGGGTTCTTCGATTGCCACACGCGGCGTGGGCAATGATTTAACGCTGGCAGGTGAATTCGATCCAACCAACTTTAAGAATCCGCCGGGGAATCTTTTAAACAGTTGTCGCTGTTGTGCCTTGCGCGAACGCATGTCGATCTTTGCAGATAAACGCGCAGTAGCTTCAACCATGGGTTCAAATTTTTCGGCCATGTAATCTTTGGCCGCGCCCTCTTTCGGGAACAAAATTAAAATGGGTGATGGATCAATATCGACCCACGCACCCAAGGCATTACCTAACACGCCAGAAGTCCACGCCACTTGCGCAGATTTTTGGCAAACAATTTCTTCAACTGTCGGATCGTTTAATGCATCCAGCGGGCTATTAGGCCAATCCAGATAAGGCGTTACATCAATTCGATATTTGCCAGGCTTGGCAGTTTCGACAGTGCTTAACCAACGGTGGCGAATTGCCCACTCTTTCACTGTCATTTGTTCGGGCAATTTAAAATTTTTAATTGCGCGCTTAATGCTATTCGTCAGTGTCGCCCGAAATACTTTCGATAAATTCGGATTCGTCACCATCTTCAATTTCCTGCGCTGCGAGTCGATCTAAAATCGTATTCAGCGACTTATCAATTTCAAATTCATCCGCGTCAATGTTGTGTGTTCGTAATTTTGATTTGATCTCATCAGCGAAATTTTTCAATTCCAATCTAGCTGATGTAACCAATGCGGTCCAAAGTTGTTCAGCTTCTGTTGCGTCAATCAATTGCGAGGCTTCTTTTGCCAATCGCATTTCGATTTCATCAGCTCGGAGTGTGTCGAGTCGATCCTTTGGCGTGACTGATGAATTTTTTGAAAGCTCGCGCTGAATCATCCAGCGAATAATATCCGCGGTCTCATATTCATTTTCGCCGCCGCGAATAGCCTTCGTTTTGATTGGCATTCCTGCCTTTTGCCACTTGTCTAAAGCTTGCTGGCTAAATCCAACGACCTCAGACAGCACACGTTTATTTACAATCATGACTGACCAACCAACCCATTAGATTATTCAGCTGCACAAATTCTGCGGCCGATTCCCCAGATCGGAAGAGCACACGTCTGAACTCCAGTC